AACTCCTTTAATTTTCATGCTTCATCCTTTACTTCTTCAGGTTCTAAAGCTTTTTTAAGCTCTGCTAAACCTTTTTGGAACTTCTCTACAAATGCTTTTTCACATTCAACTAATTGTTGTCGCATGAAAGCATTCGTATTCAGCTTGTTTTGTATATCTCTTACATGGTCTTGGTTTAATGCAACCTGACCTGCAAGTTCTTTTTGTGAATCAGTCATATCTTCGATGATGTATTCTTCTCCATCAAGATTCAAGACTGGCTTTTGTTCTTTTTCTTTTTTCGCCATTATTGACTCCTTGTTAGTTAATTAAAGTTTTTTAAAATCTTCTATTGCTTTTGCTAGTTCATCACTTTCTGCTTTTGCACTTACAATCTCTGAATCATAACGAGCCTTTTCTATTTCTAATTCAGATAAAGACCATTCTTGTTTTGAATCATCTAAGGCTTCACCAGTTTCACCATCAAAGCGTTTCTGAGCCAAGACAACATGAGCTTCTTTTGTTACATTGTCATCGCTATCTTTTACTTCAGCAACTTTTTCAAATGCAACCTTTTTTGCAGATTTCAATGTACTATATTTAGACCATTTCATTATTTGTCCTTTAGTTATTGTTAATCCATACCTACATATTCAATTAAAACTTCAACAATTGGTGCTGTTGTAGGGTCTGTGTCGCTACCACTATAATTATTATCATTATGTGCTAAGTAAACATATAAATCTGCACTAGTTGTATCTAATGTAGATAATGCTGTATCTGTTCCTAAAGCACTTGCGGCATATCCTACTTTATTTGTATCTCCACTACCAACTGCTATACCATTATTTGTTCCATCAGCCGCACGACCAGACCAACATTCAACGCTTGTACTAATTAAATCTTGAACATTATTTAAAACAGTTCCATCTGTTCCACTACTATCTGTAGATAAACAAAGTTTTAAAGTGTGGTTTCCTTGATTACTTAATTGAGTTACTAATGCACAAGCCTTTGTAATAACTGCATATCGAGGTATCTTACATATTGCAGTTGTATGTGCTGGGTCATTTGCATCATCGCCACCTTTATTGCAAGTAACTGACTTAGTTACTGTTTTCCAAATAGATTGACCAATAACAGTTTCATTATCTTGAGTTGCTGTTTGTGAATATCCTATTGCAATCTGATACATAGCCGCACCACCAGTTACATTTGAACTTGTGCCAATACAAGTGTTAAATGCCCCAGAATTTGTAATTGTGTTTCCAGCATCTCTACCTACCGCAACATTAGAATAACTATCTCCACAAGAAGTAAGTGCATTATACCCGACAGCTGTATTATTAGAAGAAGTCGTAATTGCATCAAGAGCAGATGCTCCTACTGCTACATTATAATCACCAGTTGTAATTGCAGTCATGGCGTGGCGTCCAACAGCGACATTTTCTATACAAGAACTACCACCAGTAGTACCTTCCATTGCTCCGTGACCGACCGCTGTGTTTAAAGAACCATCATCTAAAAATCGCCCAGCATAAGAACCAATATAAGTACATTCTTGTGGAGTAGAGCCACTTGAATCTATATCCTCACCAGCCATATAACCAATCAAAGTACAATCAGAAGAATCAACCAACCCAAGTCCAGCTGAAGCACCTACTGCGACATTTCCAGTTCCAGAACTATTATTTAATAAAGCCGAGTGTCCAACTGCTGTATTATTTGCAACTGTATTAAATTTTAATGCTTGATAACCAACTGCCGTATTAGCACCTACATCAGTGGCTGTGTATAGAGCCTGTTTACCGATTGCTACAGATTCACTTCCAGAAGTAATATTATATGCACTTTCAGTACCGACTGCTACAACTCCAGATGCAGATGTTATATCAAGTAAACTTTCTTTTCCAATTCCAACATTTTCTGAATCTGCACCAGACCCTCCTTTACCAGCAGAATAACCGACATAGGTGTTGCTTGCTCCTGTAGTATAAAATCCAGCCTGATAACCAATTCCAGTATTGGCACTTGCACTTGAATTATGATATAAAGATTCATGCCCCATTGCAGTATTTCCACCGCCACCTACAACTGTAACAAGAGATGCATACCCTACTGCTGTATTATAATTGTTAGTAGTATTTGCAAGAGCTGTGAATCCTACGGCTGTATTGTAAACACCAGTTTCATTATCTTCTAAAGCTTGATAACCTATTGCTACATTACCAAACCCAGTTGTCAATGCATAAAGAGCAGAATATCCAACGGCTACTGTTCCGTCTGCATTACTTGGCATGCTACCGCCTGTAGTCATTACTCCACTTCCAGCAGAATCACCCATTAAAACAGTTCTATTTACTGTACTAAGATTATCGCCAGCACCTCTTCCTACTGCTGTATTTCTTGTTCCTGTTGTGATTGCCAACATACAATCAGAGCCAATACCAGTATTGTCGTCATTACTATTTCCATGAACTCCTTTACCAGCATTTGAACCAATGAAAGTATTGTCATCGCCAGTAGCGTTATTTGAGCCTGCCTTGTGTCCGAAATAGGTGTTATCTACACCACCCGATGCGATGTCCTCACCAGCCAAATATCCAAAGATTGTATTCGCACTTGTGCCATCTGAACCACCAGTACCGCCACTATCATTATTTGTAAGTGAGATTCTGGAGTTGGAATCAATAGTAACTCTCTGCGTTCCAGCAGTCCAGAATTGTAATGCTCTATCTGCATTGTCATAAACCAATCTACCATCCAAAGCACCATCAGTAGGATTGCCAAACATAACAGCCCCATCTTTTGCTTCTGGCGATAAAATTGATATTAATGAATGGTCGCTATTTTCAACAGTTAATACAGTATTAGAATCACTTGCTATGCTACCAGCAGATGCTTTATGAATGTGCAATGTTTGGTCTGGAGAAGCCGTACCAATTCCCACACGGCTATTTACAGCATTAACAAATAATACATTTTTATTATTTGCAGAGCCTATCCCCACGTCTCTATCGCCATCACCTTGTATTGATAAATCACCGCTATCACTTGTAATGCTTCCAATAGCTGAACCACCACCAGTTTGAACTTGTAAACTTGCCTTAGTTGTAATTTCTTCCGTAGCTGTGATTTCATTAACAAAAGTAGCATCACCAGTTGTATCATCAATCGTTAATCTGGTAGTATTATCTGTTTTGAATATTATATCTCCACCACTAACGTCACCTGCATTTAATATAAGCTGACCAGTATTAGTATGCTCATTACCAGCTAATTCAATATACGCACCTCTTGTTTGCGAAACATCTCCACCGCCACCAATTCTTATTCTTCTATTGTCAGAAGCGTCAGACGATGTTTGATATATATCAAAGTTTGTAGAATTGCCTTTTATACTACCTGTGAATGTGGCATTACCCGATGAATCAATGGTCATTCTTGGATTTGCTGTAGATACAGTACCACTATTTGATTCTGTAAAAAAATCTATTCTTGTTGCGTAGTAGCCACTTGTACCAGTATCCCAATCGGCATCAGCATTAAATTCTATCTTACCACCTAAGTATGGCGGTGAACCACCAGAATCAGAACCTTGTGCTAAAATAGCTCCTATGGTATCATCTGCACTTATACTTACATCTGGACTCCATAAAGCAAGAGTTGCTGGGTCATCATTACCACCTGTGCTTTTTATACTTACATCACCAGAAAAAGTAGAGCCTGTTGAAGAACTAAATGTAACAAAGTTAGTACCATTGTCTTTAAACCTTATATCACCACCATCTGCATCAAGGTTTATATCAGATGTAGCATCAATGGTAATATCATCACCGCTACTTATAGTTAATGCACTGTTGTCAGATATAGTTGAACCAGATAAACTTATATCTCCAACTACTACTTTTGAGTTAGTAGTATCTACTGTGAATACATCACCACCATCACCATTCTTGCGTACAAGCAAGGCTTCTGTGTTGGTCACATCTATTACTTGTGTACCTTCTATTATCTCATCAAAACTAAGACTACCACCGCCACTTACAGTTAAATCGCCAGATATGGTTAGGTCGCCAGATATTGTACCTCCTGAACCTACCAGCCCAGACTCTGAACTCATATATCTACCAATCATGCTATATCTCCACTACTTTAACGGTTGTAGTAGAAACTCCAAGATGATTGAAGTAGATCGTATTGCCCAGCCCCCTAGGCACGGTTATAAATACTAACGTGTTTCCGGGAATTACAAGATCGTTTGCAGCAACGCAGTCATCTGTTGTGCCAGTAGATCCTGCAGTTCCAAACCTAAAATATATATTTCCAGCTGCATAAATACCAAGCTGAGCTGCTCCAGATACATCGAGATGTATCGTATCGGTAGACGCTGTACCGCTATGTGTTGATGAAACAGGATTAACGGTCCATTGACCGCCTGAGCCACCTGCGTTTACGCCTTCTTGTACTGATAATGAATGTAGTTTTGCCATGTTTGCCTCCTGCTCTAAGGATTGGCTATCCGTGAATGAGCTTGTTATCTATTAATTAATAATTCTACATTAAGAAACCATCGGCAGGCTTTATGCTAAAGCCCGTTGAATCAAAGTTTCGATTGCCATACTCTGTTCCCATTTTTTTACATTGTTCCCAATAGTTTCTAAAGTATCCAGACTTTTGCATAGCCTGTGGATCTTTTGACATTTTATTCTCATAACCTTTCATGATCGCAAAATGTGCTAAGCCTTCATGAAATTGACTTGGTATATTAGGCTCTTCTGTAAGAGCAATACCAGTACCAGTAGCAACAAAATCCTCATCATACACAGAACCATAGACCCTAACGGTCTTTCCACTTGATGCTGTTGCAAAGCTTGTTGATGTATCTGCAGTAGAAACCTGAGATAAAGCAAGGGTTGGTACATGATATCCAGTTGATTTTTCTGATGAATATTCTATCCACCAAACATGTTGTAATGCTTTTGTTCTTTCTGTAGTAGCCATTATGTACTCGAATATTTTTCAGGGGGATCTTGAAGTCTAGATATTTGATAGTTATCAAAATCAACCCTGTTCACGTCAATAAATTTATGTTGATCTGCCTCACTGCCATCTGCGTCCAGATCATCCAGTTTATAGTATCTGGTATCGGCAGTAGTTGTAAAGGTCTGTTGACCTTTTAATATCCTTGTTTTTTCACAAAACTCCGTAAGAGCCTTGTTTAAATACAGGCGTATCTCTGTCTCACCCATATCTGGATGATGCATTCGTACTAATTCTATTAATTGTAATTGTGTCACTGTGCCCTCGCTTGAGACGGTACTGAAAAAGCTTGAGCATATTCATTCTTAAGGTCTTGCAATCTAGCTGCCATCCATTGATATTCAGATGATTTTTCAGTTATCTCTTGTTGATATGTTTGCACCTCTGCCGCCACAAGTGCTTGATATTTAGACGCATCTGTTGATACTCTTTGTAATTCTAATGTATAATCTTGTATAGATGCTTGTAATGCAAGGTCTGCTTCCTTTTGTGCGTCTTGCATATCTATTTGAGCTTGTTGTAGGTTTCTTTGAATAGCCGCTTGATACTCTACATTTGCATCATTGAATATATTTAATTGATTCTGCAACGCTGCTTGATATGCCTGTACATATCCTTGGATCTTTCCTAATTGAGAAGTGGCTAATTCAGTATCTTCTTCGTCTTCGATCATGTGACCTAATACCTCGAACCACTTACTAAAGTCTACAAAATCTGCATCTGTTCCTATTGTGCCACTGTCAATAGCCGCTGTTATTTCTTCTGTTGCACCAGCAACTGCAGGTGCCGTATATACAGGAGCAGTTGGTAAGGACGCTATCGTTATTGCTCCAACTGAACCTCCTGATATGGTAGGAGCACTTGGAACGGTAGCAGGTGCAGATGCACTTAAGCTAAATGTAGATATATTGATAGATGATAAATAACTCTGTAAAGATTTTATACTAGCATATAATATCACTAGATATATTTTGTCCTTTGGAAAGAATTTTATACCCGTACTGGCATGGTCCAATGCACTGCCATCTGTTTCTGCGGGTGAGTTATTTACATAATAAACCTTGAAAGCATTTGGGTCAGAACCCGGAGCAGGAAAAACATTGATAGCTCCGTTATCTAGGACCGTATACGATGGATAATGTTTAGTAGCAAGATGAATACTTCCTGCTGATACTGCTTGTCCTTGCATTGAAGGATCGATCTTTGAACACTTCCTCCAGTCATTGTCAGTACCAGACTCTCTAACCACAGAACTGATCTTAGCTCCATTCAAATTTAGTCCCTGAGATGTTTGTTCAGCTGAAACAGCTAAAAATAAATGATCATCAGAAGGTCGCATTCTTAAATGCTTTTCAGTGACATCAATAACACCGTCATTTAAAAATGTCGAAAATTCTGCTCTGCTAGGAGCAGTAGAGCTTGCGTCTATCGTCAAGCCTGTTAATCCCATTGCCTGTTCTTGAAAATCTGCCATAATTTAATTCGAGGGGAGACTATTGATCTCCCCCCGAGTTTGGTTGTTTGTTAGCCTGAACTTGCAGCTGCGTTATCAGCGACAGCATACATCGTGACGTAATAGTTGGTTCCATCGCAGAAAATATCTGCTCTCTCGCCAACTACAGCATTACTAGCTACAAATGTAACTTTGTCCGCTGCGTCAATTACGACATTTGTATCACCGCATTCTACGCCATACATCTTGTCTGCAGTTCCACCAATAATATCAAAATCATTACTTCCAGCTGTGCCGACAATGAAAGTTCCCTCCCATCCTTTGGCATCGCCTACTGCGGGAAGAGTGATGTCATACGCACCCGCTTGGGAACATATGAACACTTTACCACTATCAGCCATAGTAAGCGATTGAGTAGAAGCTAACGATTTGATACCACCACTTGAACCACGTAGATAAGGTCTAGCCATATTGTGCCTCCTTAATCTGTGATTTTAAACAAATGGTGACTTTCTATTAATGAGATACCTACACCTTCATCAGACATATACTGATCTTTAACACCATCAAAGGCATTATCAGTTTTGATATTTGTCTGATACATGGATGAGCGATACTGAGCATGAAATAGATTTTCATCACTTACAACAAGCATATACTTATTATAAGGTCCACGTAAAGCGGGTGTTGGGATCAACTGAAGAATGCCGTGAGGCGTTTCAAGGATCTTATAATTAAATCCAAGAGAATCACGTCTCATGTCACTTAAGTTAACTGTCCAACCAGAGTTTCCTGCCATGCCTGTGGTTCCAGCCATTTTAGACCAGTAACCTAGAGCACCAGCACCTACGAAAGCTCTCTTAACACCAGCTTCAGGAACATACTGGAATACTTTTTCCATGTCATCGACAAAGCTACTATAAGTATAGCTTGCCTCTGAAACAGTAAAGATATTCGTGTAGTCAACGCTTGAAGAACTACTTCCATATGTCTCAATAGCACTTACGATACCGTAAGTCGTTCTTACTAGATTCCCATCAGAATCGAGAACACCACCATCTGCGAAAGAATCACTTGTAGAACCATCTTGAAGATCAAGACCTGTTCCACCAACTCTCTTGCCAAACAAGAAAGCCTTTTCCTTCTGCATCTTATGTTCTTGGTTCTTCTGTGCTCTCAAACGTGCTAATTCCGAAGATTCACCACGTAGTGAAGCAGCAAGAAGGGTTCCTGTGATCTGGAGAGGAGTTTTGAAGATCTGTGTAGAGTTCCAAACTACTTCCAGCTCATCAGCCCAAGCCTCTGGAGAGGTCGTACCCTCACCCTGTGCATTACCAATGATCAAGAAGATGTCATCGTCCGCTAGGGCGATATCACTTCCTGTGGATGTCCAGAGTGTATTTACAACCACTACTGTAGAACTTGTAACTGAATCTACTCTGACTATGCCTTTTTTAGTTCCATAGCCATCTGTCCATACTTCACAGATCATTCCAATAAGACTATCATCGATACTACAATTACTCGCACCATCAACTGTTACGGTGGTATTAGTAGTGTTATCAGAGTCAAGATTATCAGTGTCTCCGTTACATAAGAACAACTGTTTTACCCAAGGATTACGATGTTCAAACATCTTAAAGATCGGGTCAGGGACTTTTCTAGTTTCCTTGTTTGAAATTACAGTAGTGAAAGGGGCAACGTCCGTCCAAAGTTCTTTTACAACATTTGGGCTGACGTAAAAATCCCGTCTATCTGTATAGAGGACACCAGAAGCACCTAGCTTTTTTTCTGTTGCAGCCATTTTTTAACTGTCCTTTATTTTAACGCTTCAGGCTCATCAATCCTGCGTTAAAGATGTCTTCATCACTCATGGGAGGTTCGCTTTTTCCTGTTTCCACAGATGCGGTCCTAGGCATAGAAACTATCTCCCTTTCTTTGATTATTGCATCCTTACGCTGCTGAACCTGTGCATTGGGTGCGTCCTTCATTTGATAAAGTTTAGCCAAATGATCAATGGTGACGTTATTTGGATTACTAGCCCAATCAACAAAACCACGTGCTTGATCAGGGGACCATCCATATGAATTAACTGCATGAGAATAAGCATTGTTACGAAGATTTGTCGTCTCCTGTTCGATCATTGCTTTTTGATAACGCTCTGCGTATTCACGCTCACGATTCTCTTCACGCTTCTCTATGTAGCCAATATACTCATCATTGAATCTTTCTTTATCTAAACGATATTTGAAAGACACACTTTCGGGGTCATTGTACGCATCAACCTCATTGTAGTTGACTGGTTTCTCTGGTTTGACGGGTGGCTGCAATGAATTCTCTTGAACTTGCTGTCCATTAGGTTGTCCATTGGGTGGCTGTTGTTGTTGCATTGCTTGTTCACGATAGTAAGCAAGCTCTTTTTGAGTTTGCGACAACTCGCCCTTCACCTTGTCTGCCTGACTTTGCCAGTATTCAAACCTACTCGGGTCGTCTTTTGCAGGTTGTTGAGAGACTCTTTCAACACTTTCAACCTGTTGCTCTCCTACAGGTGTTTCATTGATTGTCCGTTGGGATACATCAACATCGAACATTTGTGTGTTCGTTGTATCATTACCTGCCGGAACCTCTGTTCCCATTACGGGAACCTCTGGGTTCTCTACTCCGTATCCAAATGGATCAGCATCAACTTTTATTCCAGCCTCTTGTGTTTGTTCAGTCATGTTATCTCCTTTTGCGATTTGTTTTCAGCAACCGCTTAATCTAAACCGACCTTTTTACTGGTTGCTTTCTTTACCTCTTCACGAAGCTTGGAAAGCTCGTCTGCGGCTCTTTCAGTATATAGCTTAGTAGCCATCTCTGCTTTAGCCTCAGCCTTTGCCAATTTTTTCTCAAATTCTTTGACCTCAACTCTCTTGCGGTCAGAAACAGACTCTCTCTGTGCAGTTTGAAGATCTCCCTTTAATTGTTTGATCTGTTGCTGTTGTTGTTGGACCTGTCCCATTAGTTTTTGCATTTGACCCGCCCTTTCAAGAACACCTTCCATATCAGCAACGTCTGTTTGTTTTAGAACCTCTGTCTGGTCTATCAAACCAGATTTATATAGTTCCATATAATACTCGAATCTAGCCCACCTATTAGATGGTAGGGTAGACCCAGAAACAACAATAACATCGTATTTACCTACGGTGATATCGTTTATCTTAGATATTAGCTCTCCAGACACATCATCGTAGATGTTCTGGTTTACCTTGACCTCTTTTGGTTTATTATTTGGCTGTATTAGCCTGATCGTCTTTTCTGTTTGATATACAAATTGTATCAATCCTACCACAGCTCTAGCGAGTTGATTCAATGAAGACTCAATATCGTCACGTTTTGATTTTATTCTACGCTGACCAAATTCATCCATTGCGATCGTACCTTTGAATGTCTGTGGAGCAGCACCAACATCGCCTTGCATAAATGTATATATACCTAATATTCTCTCAATATCTTGCTTTGCATCTGCTTCATTCTTATAAAGTTCATTCGGAAGAGGAACAGGACCAGCTACAATAGGCTGCCCAAGCTCAGGATCGAACTCGATCACAGCAGTTCCAGCCTTTGCCCACTCTTCTTCTAACTGTTTCTTGTTCATAGAACCACGTGGAATAAGAAGTTTTACGTTAGTAGAAGAACTTGCATGTGCAACAATAAGAGAACGTATCTTATTGATATACTCCTGAAGACCTCTTACAAGCCTTACATCACTTGTAGGATAAGGATTTCTATTATGACCATTCATAAAAGGAACAATAGGATAATCTTCTATAGGCAATACAATAGAATATAGATAAACATCACCGACAGAGATGCATTGTTTGATATTTGTATTCATGACCTTTGTTACCATGATCTTATCGCTATCTATAAGAACGCCTTTGTCGATAAAATCTAGAACGGTCGTACTATTTGGTATAGATGTAAGCGTTTCTTCTCCAGCCACAGGGACAGGTTGCCCAGACATTGGGTCCTGTTCAAGGTGATACGTAGTACCTACAGTTTGAGATATTTGCATAAAATTACTTACATTGCTTTTATCTGTGAATATTTGCTGATCGTCTCCTGTAGTTACAATAACAGCTTTCTCTTTTCGATATTCAGCGTATTGCGGATCATTAAGAATAAGCTCACGATTCTCATATTGGTCAAATATCTTGTAATAAGGTATCTTTACCTTTGTATATCTCTCAAATACCTCAAGTTCTCTCTCATCTTCTGCTTGAAGAAGGGAATCCTTTCTTGATTGTGGAACCACATCTTCATCGAATAATCCAAACCTGTTCTGTTCAAAATCGCTAATATGACTTGTTTCTTGTGATTCTCTAATAGCATCCTCGAATTCAGGGTATATTTCTACCAATTCTTTCTCTGTCATGCGTTTTGCAACGACAATATTAGATGAATCCCGACAGAACGGATCTTCTGCATCTGGATCAAAATAGACAGATAACGGGTCTATTGACTTTACCATGACCTCACCTCTGCCAAAATCAGCATCTGGCTTGATATAAGCCATCATCACGCCCATGCCTTTTACGTAATAATCGTCTATACAGCGTTTTAATTCTGCATTTCCTACGGATATATCCCATACCCAAGACATAAGATCAGAGAATATACGCCCTACTTTAGTATCTGACGTATCTCTTCCAGTGGATTGGAACTTAGGAGCGTTGGATGTAAGCATCGCTTTTGCCTGTTCAACAGAAGGATGTATCACATTAACGACCAAAGGCTCCTGTGCACGGGCACGAAGAGCGTTGACCTGTTCTTTTTTCCATTGTTTACCAGACCGAAACTCTGAATCCTCAACGGCTTGCCTTGACCAGTTCTTTCTGGCAGAGCTATAATCGTTAAATATGTCGTGAGTTAGCTGTGTCTCTGGATGTTTTTGAGGCATATAGTATTAAATATTCTTTAAAACTTAAATAGTATTCAAGTTGTCATCCAATCAAAATGTTGATTTTTTGCAGGTTGTATGCGTTTTTCTTCCTTTTTGTCTGTCACTTTATGATACGGTGGGTATATTTTCTTCATTGCGTAGTACATTCCATCCAATAGATCATCATGCTTTGCTCGAGGATATAATAGCATTTCATCTTTTAATTCAAGCATATCTTCTTGGAGGAAGACCTTTTTCTGTGCAAAATAGGGTTCAAGCGTTTCTAATCTGGCAGATTTGCTATTTCTTGGATTTTCTCGTATCTCAAGACCAGATATGAAAAGATTTTCCTGATCGCAACGATCCTTAACATATTCTCGTAACATCTCCTGATATCCTACTGATTCTATCCGTACCTTTGCTGGTTTGTATATTTTAAAATATTCAATGATCTGGTCAGCAAGATTCATGGGAGTTGCCCGCTTTCTGTAATATGGGAGAACATACCTGTTGTTTTCGTTGTCCATAGCGACAGCAACTATCGTTGAATAATCAGCCGTGCTACGTGTTGAGGATGCAGGATCAACCCCCATGAATATATTGACCGGTACTTTTTCGTTTATCGCCTTACCATTTCGCTCTGTTATATGCAAGAATGCCTCATTCTCATCATTATAAGAGACGGTTCCTTTGTAATATTGAAAATATTTCTCTTTGAATAACTGATCCTCATCCCCGATGATCTCACAGAGATATTCACGGTAGAATACCGATACTCGGTTAATGGATTCCAGTTCTTCTTTCTTTTTTATTAAATTTTTGATAGAATGCCACTCTTCCCATAGAGATATACCCTTATCTATACTGGGAGCAAAGTGCATATTATTCCAACCTTTCATTTCTTTCAGCGTTTCTACCATACATCTTTGATGCTGCGGTGTACCAATGATGATGATACGTCCTGTCTGCGGGTCAAGGGACGGAAGGGCAGACTGTAGTAGCCATCTCAGGTTCACTTCCATTGCTTCTGCTGTTTTTGTGTTGTTCTCGTCCTCTGGATCATCCACAATGATCATGGTAGGACGCTGATTTCCCTTTTTTATCCCCCTAAGCTGTTGTCCTGTACCTTTACAGATGATCATGGACCCGTCCTTAAGTTCTATCTCACTCTTAGCCCACTGCCTAGCAGAATGTTGTCCCCAGTATCCGAATATCGATCTAAAATTAGCAGAATAATCAAGGGTATCCTTTATGGTTCCTAGTAATTTAATAGCATGATCTTGTGTTCTGGATACCAGTACAATAAGTTTTTGCCCCTCGTGGAACATAAGGTGATATAGAGGGAATACCCCGCCTACGATAGATGATTTAGCATGTCCACGAGGAGCTATAATGTTTATTTGCTTTTGAGAATTATCCATAAGGGACTCTGCGATCTCATAATGGAATGGAGGAGATGGCACAGAGTACATATTTGGCATGGTCACTTTACCAAATAGCATCAGATTGCCAGATAATTTTTCTTTTATTTTATTCTGCTGGCTCATCTTCTTCTACAGTACGGGACATCTTCAGCGTTCTTTCTTCTTTATCAATGATATCGCCTATGCTATTAGAAACATCTACTTGCAACATGTCTGTTGTGATCTTCTTGGTAGGTTTCATTTCCAAAAGATCCATAAAAGCATCCGATATCTTGATCATATTCGTTACATCCTGCTTGGCTCTAGCTATATCAAGCCCTTCAAGCATGGTGTCCAGTACAGAGGAGTTGTTTATTCCTTTCTCTGACAACACCTCTTTTAACTTTTTCTCTACCATATCCTTTATTACCTGTTGTTTTAATACTCGTTTTACGGTTGCTGCCGGATCTTGCTGATCTGGGCGGTAGATCATCCCTAATGTATTATAATCTACCTGTTTTGTGGAAGTTAATTGTCCCACATAGGCATTTACAAGGTTCTTCGTACGTGTCATCCTAGCCTCACGGTCCACCCACGATGTAGGGTTCGCCTGAGTATAGGTATCACAAGCCTTATTCTTAAGATATTCTATCTTATTGGTATTTCCCGCCCAGTTCGCTCCATAAGCAAGTCGAATAAAGGATTTCACACGACCTTTCTTGTCCGTGTAGTCCTTTCTACCGATGCATTTGCCTACAAATCCATCATCTGACAGGGCATAGTCTCCTGTCTTGGCTAATTTCCAATGCACGTAATCCAATCGTGCGTCCTCAGCCTCTTCAAGTGTATAGATATTATACACTTTTACATTGCCTTTTATTTTTCTCTTTAATTTATCCATAGTGTAAGTACACGAGTAAGCTAAATGGTATATATACTAACCTATAGTATATATACCTAGTGTTAATCCTTACTCTCCTCTAGTTTTGTGTTACCTATTGGTTTATTCAAGTATTGTTCGATGATCCTGTTGGCTATTTCCAACTCAGCGTTCAATATGTCAGTTTCTTTACTGAGTTCTGTCATTTCACGCAAGAATTCAGCCTCAGTGGTCACTTCCTGCTCCCACTTTCCAGTAATAGCATTGAACCTCTCGTATATAACCTTCTTTGACATAAGTAAATATACTAAAAAAACTCCCCAAAAAAATATATCGAGAATGTATGTGAGAGGGATGAGTTAGACCCACCCCCCGTTAGTTACGGGTTAGGGTTGGAATTTAGGTTGAATTCACGGGGTGTGGGTAAAGGAGTTCGCTATGCTCACTCGTGTACATACACCCACCCTGTGCACACAGCTGGCGTGCCCACGCATAGCCAGAGCCTTCGCTTGCACTCAGCCTAGCTGTCTATACTTACCCCACGCACAGGTGTGCATTGTATACTAATCCTTACTACAGGGGGAGAGTCAACTCATCTTTCTTACCCTTTTCTATGTGTTTATTAACTAACTTAATAAAGGAGTAATCTTATGTTACAAACACTTAAATCCATCCTTAAGGATGCTATGTGGTTATTTATTGGTACTGTCGCTACACTAGGCTACGTATCTTACAAAGCTGGTAAGCGTGTGGTAGATGACGTTCCAGAAATGATGGAATTCGCTCAGGATACTTATGGTCAGGTCAAGGACGTATTGTCCAAGGACGCTGAATGTACTGAGCCATTCCATGATCATCATGACGGTTGTCCTGAATGTCATGAACTATCATCAGAGCGTGGCTTCAAAGACACGTGTGCTTCATGTTTTGTGAAGATACGAGATATAGCGATGTTCAGATCATAACACATATCATAAAGGGTAGGCTTCGGCTTACCCTTTTTTTTGGTAATTTTCACTAACTAAAAGGAGTAATACCTATGCAATATCCTGAATGGTATATTGAGCAACAAGCAATGATCAGAAAACGTAGAGATATGGAACGCTTGTATAATAAAGCAAGTGCGATAAATGATCATTTTATTATAAAAACTCGTGACTATGAAGAATATGTCGATGCGAATATAGCTTGGGTTATGGAAATGCACGATAATGAATTCATGCACAGCGTAGTTCGTGGAATGCGAGAATTTCTTAAATCTCCATTTACATCATGAATATCATACTTAACTGGTTCAATAACTTGCTTATTATCACGCTGATGACATTTTTATATGTCGGTGTGATAGTTGGCATGGCTACGGTCATTTGGTTCCTTTTTGGAGCCATTTGACCTTACCCTTTTTTCTGTGTTTATTCATTAACTATAGGAGTAAAATATGAGAATACTAGACTATGAAGAATGGTTAGCTGTATGTAAAGACGATATAGATATTGAACTTGCTGAAAATGGTGCTGATAGAGAAATGGACTTTGATCCTGAAGAAGAGTATTATCGAAGATATACAGAATATGGATGGTGGTGTGAAGACTATTTTGATGGTATATTAGATAAAAGTAAGGGTTCTTTGCTTTTATTGTATAACAAAATGTTTGAAAACCTTCAGGAAAATAAATAACAATAAGGGTGAGTTTCGGCTTACCCTTTTTTGTCCTTTATTAACAAAACATCTAAAAAGGAGCAAAACATGAAAAGATGTTTAAATTGTGGTAATGTCTACGACCACAAATCAGTACAGGACAACTTTTGTTCTGTCGCATGTCTTGAATTCATTGAACAAGAGGTCTTTGAAAGTGATAACTGCTTTGCGATCATCTCAAAGATCATCGATCTCAATGAAGACGAACTACCAGAGTTAGATACAGTTGATAAAGTTGTATCTTACAAAGATTTAAAGGCTCAATACGGTAGTTAGTGGACACAACAAGAGGGTGGGTATCATACCTGCCCTCTTTTTTACAAACACATAAAAAATAGGGAACCTTCAAAAAATCTCTTTTTTTTGGGCAGATCTTTCAAAAAACCTGTTTTTTTTCTTTGATAGATCCCTTACCCTTTTTTTTCATTTGTTAATCAAACACATAAGGAGTAATTATGTTAAAACTAAGTGACGTACTCAAGAAAGTTGTAAAGGGTATTAATTTCCAACGCTCAGAGCGAGTTAATGGCGAATGGGTTAATGAAACTATCGACATACACGCTGTTAAAGCAACGATATTACCGAAAGATGAGAACGACTCAACACCACCTGTTTATTACAATATGTGGGTAAAGTCATTCACGACAGATGATGAGCTTGATAAGGCGTTAGACTACCTAACTTCCAAAAGCTTAACGATACTTACGTCTGATAGCAGTACCTATACGCATAAAGATGATGACGGTAACGAATCTTCTTTTCGTTTCATGGTCGTATCTTCATAGTGAAATGCAGTTACTTTAATAACTGATATTGAGAATATATTTTGCAATGAAACTCTCATTAACCTTAGCGAGAGACTAAGGGTCTACCCAATCTATCTGAATATTATTGGGGAATATAGTGAATTATAGATAACTGCTTAAAGGGAGAGGTGTAATACCCTCTCCCTTTTTTTTCAATTTCTTATGGAGTAACTATGGCAAAAACACTTAAAGCTTTGGTGTTTCACAACATCGAAGAGGTAGAACTTCTTATTATGTCCATAAATAAGGCGGATATACTACAAGGAGAACCAACAAATCATTTACTTGACTGTCTTTATGAGGTCAGGGAAATGTTCTTAAAAGAGGAAGAAAAAAATGATAAGTAAATGCTGTGAGGCTGAACTCATCCCTTTTGTCAAGCATGGAAATGATGCATACCTTTGTAAGGCTTGTGGCAAAACAGCAGAAACAATGGATGAAAAAGACCATCCCTCATGGGATGCAACAACAATGAATCTTTTAAAAGATCATAAGAACTGTATCGAGGAACTAAGTGAACGGATATCAGATCTCGAAACAAATATTAAATACATATTGCATATGCTTAGGCATATAGATAAAACATTAAACCACAAAAAAGGAGAGAATAACGAAAATGGGTAGATATTATCATGGAGATATAGACGGTAAGTTCTGGTTTGGTATACAATCTAGCACCGATGCAGAGTTTTTCGGAGTAGAGGGATATAGACCAGACGAACTTAATTACCACTTCTCAAAAGAAGACCTTAAAAAGGTCGCTTATAGACTAAAAATATGTGAGAAAGAACTAGGAAAAGACCTAGGAAGACTTGCGAAATTCTTCAAAGAACACGATGCGTACAATGAAGATCAACTAATAAAACATTGGATAGACGAATATGATGATTATTCATTTGACGTAAAAGACAAACTCGAATGGTACGCAAGGCACATACTAGGAGTTAAAATAAGAAAATGTATTGAAGACTTCGGTTCGTGTAGTTTTACAGCAGAGTTATAACTATAGGAGATAAAATGATGAAAAAAACAGTTTTTACAGAATTGCAAAAAACGGTTGAAAAAGAATGTAAGGAAGGTAAATATAAACTTCCGAAAAAATTCAAAACAGACTGGATAAATAATTTAAGATCAGGCTTGTTTGAACAAACAGAAGGAGTATTGCGAAACGATGACGGATATTGCTGTCTAGGAGTAGCATGTATTTCTAATGGACATTCAGACGAACACATTTGGGGAGATGAATATATAAGAGTAAGTCGTTATGGTAGTGACGCTCTGTCAAGTATGCCAAAAATACTGGTAGGAGACGACAAAGAAAATGATCTGATAAAGTTTCTCACCATATTAAATGATGAAAAGAATGGATATGGTTTTCAAGAAATATCCGATTGGATAGAGACACATGTCCAATGTGAATAGATCTCATTGTTATTTTAACGATGAAAATAAATACAAAGAGTTCTGTGAATTAACAGAATATATTGCAGATATGATACTTACAATGTCACACAAAGAAAAGATAGGAGAGATATCGTGGTTACTGCAACAAACATATGATAACTATGTGGCAGCAGAAACAGATGATGATCCGATCACAACACTTAAAGAGGAATGGAAAATCAGATGAAAAGAAGAGGAAACCCTAATTGGTATAAAGGCATGAAAACAGCCAATCCGTATGGAAGAAACGGCAAACCACCTTTTATGCTTTTAGTTGAAAAAGGATTGGAAAACTTTTTAAGTTCTCCATTCAATAAATAACAAGGTAATTCCACATGCCATTACCATTCAATAAATATCCTGAATTCATCAAAAAGCATCCGATGGGAATAACGATAAAGGACGCTATACGAATGTACAAATGGATGCTTGAAAAAGGAAAACTAAAAGAAAATGGACCAGCACACCAGCGATTGAAGCAACTAGAGATGAAATACGCATCTGGGCTAAGACATTTTCCAAGACAAACTACATATACGGGCGAGTAATAACTTATACCCACCTATTCGTATCACTCAGGTATAGTTACTCACAACTACAAATACTCGTCCGTTCTATAGGGAATGGTCAGGCTTAACCGCTTGACCACTTCCCTCTTTTTTCATATTTATAATACAAGGAAACATATGAGTAAAAGTAGAACACTAGCCTACTTTACGTGGGCTATTAGCAATGTTTTAAACATGACTAAAGAATACACGATCAAAGGTATTGACTGGGTATCCAACAAGAAGAGATATGATGTAGAGATAACGATAGAAGGTGTTTTAATGGGCGACAAGAAATCGCTCTCAGCACCGCAGATCATAGCAATGTTGGACACTATGTCAAACTTTGGAAGCTTAGAAATACATATCACAAACCAAGGAGCAAACAATGGCAAGCGAGACATTCATAGCAAAACTAATGAAGGAAGCAGTCAAGGACATACAACCGATAAAACCATACATACCGACTCAGAGGAATTCAGCGTTTGATGAATTAAGGTATATGAAAAAGGTTGAATTGTCTGACTGGTTCAATAAACATCGTCACTTCTACGACAAGGTAAAAAGTGGCGACAAAAGACCATTTGTACTTAAAATGGTATCTAAATTGCAGTACGCTAATTTGCTTTTGAGATACGGTAAAAGAATTAGCGTCTCAGCATAGCGTACTCTGGGGAATGTGGTTGGTGGATTCCACTAAGATTCATGATGAAACCAGCCACATAATTTTGGGAGAACAAAATGATAACAGAAAATGATGTCATATTTGACAATTTAGCTCAAGAGATATTTCCATACTTAGATGAATTACATGAAACTGCTGGAATAAACTCGATTGGAGCACATATATATATAATGGAAGACTTTAATGTCAATAAAAGCACAGCGATGAAACTTTTAGAAAGCTGGATGGAAACATCAAACATTGAACAAAAAATAGATGTATACGAACAAAATAAAAAAGGTCAAATATATAGATATGAAGACCGAAGATAAGTATGATTACAATGTCCTTTTGTGGAAAAAAGCAATGTCTGAAGACTATTGGGTAAACGACAACTTCTCAGGTTTTATAAGGTATTATGCAAATAATACTTTGCTGGGAGTTGGGCGTACACAATTAGTTGAAGAACTAGCGGATCTTATAGAAAAACCATACAAAGATCATTATAGAAGAGAGTATTACAGGTTTTTAATAAAAACATATGGTGACGAAAATGATGAGTGAACATTTCAAAAACTTAGAAATAGAAAAAACCACAGAAAAACGCATTGCAAAGATATATGAACAATCTATCGATGTAATGCATAACTTAGGTCTAGAACTAGAACAATGTCGAAAAAGAATAACCGACATCGAAGATGAAATACAGGTTTATGAAGAGATAATGAGTGGTGAAATTAAATTCAATAATATCAAACCCATAAAGGAGAACAACAATGGGACACGAATTACTTGATGATACAATGTTTTATGTAGGTAAAACACCTTGGCATAATCTAGGAACTAGCCTACCAAACCCACCAACGATATATGAAGCGTTGGAACATGGAAACCTTAACTGGAAAGTAAAGAAGGTTCCAACATACTATTCAAAAGATGCTGATGCCAATACATGGTTCCGATCAGGTGCAGATCTACCAACTGGATACTTTGTAACAATACGTAAAGACAAAACTGGTAATTGGTATCCGTTAGGACATGTATCCGAACGATATGAAGTTCTACAGAACAAAGACGCTTTTGAACCATTTAAAGTATTACTTGATAAAGGTTATACTTTAGAAACTGCTGGATCAATAGAAAATGGTAAACGAGTTTGGATACTTGCTAAAAGACCATCAAGTCATATGGTAGGTGACGATAAAGTAGAACAGTATGCAGTATTAATGAACTCACATGATGGAACAACACCAGTATTCTTACAGCCAACCGATATACGGGTAGTATGCAAGAATACACTTGATTGGGCATTAAGCAATCATAAGAATATGAGATTCTCGATAAAACACACAACTGGAGTTAAAGACAGACTTGAAGAAGTCAGTAAGATACTCAAAGAAGCTGATGGATATTGGGCTAAAGCACATGACATCATGAATATGATGCATGATCACAAAATAAACCCAAAACAAGCCGAAGTATACTTTGAAGCGGTAATACCATTCTTACGCAATCGTGGAATGACTGGTAAGAATGAATTTGGTATAGCACATAGAGATATGGCTACTCCAGTATTTAACCAGCTAAACCATAACTTTAAGTTTGGTATGGGAAACAAAGGCGAAACACTTTGGGATGCTTATAACGCAGTAACAGAATACTACGATCACCAAAAATCCTACAAGGATTGGGTAAAAGGTACTTTATTCGGTAAAGCATCAGAATATAAGAGAACTGCATTTAAATATGCATCTCGTATAGTTCTTAAAGATCAAAAGTTAGACGCATACGCATAACTTAAGTAAACAGACGCAGGGGACAGTAGATAAGTAACGGTTGAAGATCCGACTATCGACCTTCCCTGCTGACGTTTAAAGGAAAACAAATGACTAAAAGACTACCATCAGACGCTGTAGAAATACGTAAAGTATACAGTAGTCAGGATTACGACTCATTCAGTTTTATAACTGGAAATAGAAACATAAATAAACTACATCTTGGAAAACTAAGAAGTTCCATGATGGACATGTATATACCAGTACCTATTGTGGTCAATGAATTTTTACAGATCATTGATGGGCAACATAGGTTCATGGTATGTAAGGAAGAGAATTTGCCTTTGTATTTTGTAATGATAGAAGGACTTGGGCTTTCTGACGTACAAAAGATAAATGAACTTATGAAAATATGGACAGCAGAGGCATTCATGGATTGCTATTGCGACCTTGCTCTTGAGGATCAAAACGGAAAATATGACGACTATGTTGAATATAGAGACTTTAAACGACAATACGGATTCGGACACAACGAAACTCAAGCAATGCTTACTAACCAAAGAATGTTCAGTGGTAACTTATCAGAACGCTTTAGAAATGGAACATTCAAAATAGGTGATATCAGAAAAGCAAGAAATGTTGCTGAACGTATCACCGAGGTAAGCAAATACTATCAAGGTTACAAAAGAAGAGGTTTTGTCATATCAATGCTGCACTGCTTTGCAACGCCTGAATATGACCATGACAGATTCTTAAGTAAACTTAGTTATCAAACCTATAAATTGAATGATCAGCCTAATTACAAACAGTATTTACAGATCGTTCAAGATATATACAATTATCATGCAAGAGAAGACGATAGATTACTATTGGTATCTCCCTAATTTCTCATATTATTGCATTTGGCGTTGAAGAAAAACGCCAGAATTCGTAAATTAAAACACTAAGAATAAAGAGGAAATAAATGATAGATGACACCCCACAACACCCATTTGAATTACTGCGTCCAGTAGATTATAGTAAGTATGTAGAGAATAAGAATCATGGTTCTTTCGATGCAGATTACTTATCTTGGGCAGTATGTTGGTCAAAGCTTAAGTCTGTTGACCCAAATGCACATTACATAAAACATCCTGTAGAATTCTATCCCGATGGATCTGCAGAGGTTCATATAGAGCTTAGGTATTCAGATCATAATGGTGACGAATCAGTTCATCACGAATATCTTGCTGTGAGGAATTTCAGGATGCAAGCTGAAAGCAATCCAAACGCTGCACAGATAGAAAATACATTTCGTAGATGTGTAGCAAAAGCCGTGTCAATGGCTACTGGATTTGGTCTTGAGTTGTGGTATAACGAAGATATAAGAGATCTGGACTATAAACCAGAAACTCTTATCAATGGACAGGCTACTGTTAAAGGAAACATAACTGTAGACCAAAATGTAAAACTAGATAGACTTTCTCGTGATCCCGTATTCAAAGGTTCTGACATGCAAAAACAAGTAAAAGAGTTTATTGCGTCACAACCCACTGAAAAGGAAGCAGAAGAGAAAATAAACAAACTTCAAGAAATGATAAAGAAGGAGAAGGCGAATGCCTGAAAACAAAGGTATATTCACTAAAAAGGCAAAGATAGTAGACGTTGTAGCTAGATACAATGTCAAAGAAACGTGGCAGAAAAGAGAAGATGATATCTCTTTGGAGATCACGTTAGATATAGGAAAAGATTTCCAACCTACTTATAAAATAGGCGGTTATTTTAATCGCAATGATGATGGTACTATTAAGAATAATGGTACAGCAACCAAAGTAAAGATACTGCTGGAATCAGCAGGACTAAACTGGGAAGACTCATTGGACGAGAATAACCAACTATCAGATACTGCACTCGAAAAATTGCAAGGTGCTGAAATATGTACATTGTCTTATGTATATGGTACAAAACCAAACGGAAAGACTGGATGGACCTACTGGAACGAAGTAGGAAAGCCTAGTGACGGTGATGCATTAAAGGGAAAGTTTCTAAATGCAGTAGAAAATGGTTGGGTGAAAGACTACAGACCTAATGAATCAGAAAGCTCTGGTTCAAGCAGCTCAAAGGACTTTCAGCTCTAAGAGCACGTCATCCCATGCGAGGGAGCTTAACTTTGGGAGTTCCCTCGCTTTCACTAATATAATGCGGAGTAACAATGGACTACAGCAACTATTATGTTGAAGTAGCAATAGGAGATGTAACCTCAAGAAATACGATCATACCATATAAAGACCTAGGCAATATTGTGATGAGCAATATTGGCAAAGAGGTCTATAGAAGTATGTTCTTATACACTGAGGATATCGCATCTTTTGTTGCAGAAAGCGGAAGTATCAAAAAGTACGAAGGTATACAGGCGGTTGACAGGATAGTCTTCGACATTGATAAAGGTTCTGATGATGGAGACAAAGTAAAAGATAGAACATTTCAAGTTTATAGAAAGATCAAAGAACTTGGAGCATCATCAAAATACATCAATGTATGGTTCAGTGGAAGAGGATT